AACTCCCCTCCCCTCTCGTACTTGTCGATATTATCGGCAGGGGAGTGAAAAAGAGATACCTAGACACTAGGGGATAGGGGATATAATAAAAAACAAATGGCAAAAGGAAAAGAATGGACAGAAGAAGAAATTAAAAATATCATTCAAGGTATGAAGCCATATCTAGAGTTAGGCTTTTCTCGTAACAAGGCTTGTTCTTTCATAGGTGTTGCACCCTCTACAATATCCAACTTTGTAAAACAAGACGATTCACTTGGAATACTTTTGACATCTTGGGAAAATGTTGTGAGTGCTATCGCTATAAGTAATGTAAAACAAGCAATCGTAAAGGAATCAGAATTAGATGATGACTTAAAAAAAGAGAACTCTTGGAGGTGGCTTGAAAGGAGAGTTAAGGACTTCTCACCGAAACAAGAACTTGACCACACGACAGACGGAGAAAAGATAACTGGTATTGAAGTAACTATTATAACAAATGAAACTGCAACTCAAAGCAACTCCGATATATCAGAAGACAAAGGTTAGGAAAGAAAGAATCGTAATCAATGAAGGAAGTTCAAGAAGTTCCAAGACTTATTCAATGATGCAATTATTACTGACAATGATGTATGAAGAAGAAAACATACTCATTACAGTTGTCCGAAAGACTTTACCTTCACTCAAGGCAACTGCCTATCGTGACTTCCTAGAAATTTTAAATAAAAATGATTTATATAATCCAAATAATCATAACAAGACGGAACTTACTTATAAGATAGGCGACAGCGAAATAGAGTTTATATCAGTAGACAATTTTGAAAAGGTTAAGGGTAGAAAAAGAAACTATCTATTTTGTAATGAGGCAAATGAATTGACTTATAATGACTTCACGCAACTTGCACTTCGTACCACAAAACGGATATACCTAGACTATAACCCTTCACATGGTGAATACCACTGGATTGAAGAGAAGATAAAGACGAGAGATGATGTATTTATTATTCACTCAAGTTATAAAGAAAATCCATTTAATAGCCCTGAAACAATTAGAGAGATTGAAAGGTTAAAAGACGCAGACCCTAACCTGTGGCGTATCTATGGACTTGGTCTTATGGGAATAGCGTCAGCGAGAATATATACACATATTCAACTCGTTGATGAAATGCCTGAAATATATAATGAAAGGTTCTTTGGATTAGACTTTGGATTTAACCACCCTACTGCACTGGTAGAAGTGAGGCAGGTTGATGATGATTATTATGTAGATGAAATAATATATAAGTCAGGTTGGGTAAACAGCGTCCTCATTGAAAATCTTGAAACTATCGGTATAAGTAAAGAAAGTTATATCTTTTGTGATAATGAAGATAAAAACAGAATAGAGGAAATACGAAGGTCTGGTTACAATGTACAAAAGTCTAACAAAGATGTTAAGAATGGAATTGATAAGGTAAAAAGTAAAAAGGTTTTTTTTACAAAAAGAAGTTTAAATTTAATAAAAGAAAGCCAATCGTATTCGTGGAAAGTAACAACAGACGGAAAGATACTTGATGAACCTGTTAAGATAAATGATGACGCTTGTTTCACTGCAGATACTATAATTACAGTACCTATCGGAGAAACTATTAGGAGGGTTTCAACAGGATTTGAAGATGTGTATGAGTTTATGGGTTCTAAAGTGACAAAAGACCACCCTTATTTAACACAAAGGGGATTTGTGAAGTTAGACACTTTGCGATATGATGACTATATATGCAAATGGAACAAATCATTATTGACGGAGTTACCTTTAGACGATACCCGAAATCCGAGAGGGCTAACCTTAGGAACTACTTTTCATCTTCTTCAACGAAACTTACAGGCTGTAAAACTAAACGCCTCCACAGGTATGTATGGGAAAAACATAATGGTGAAATACCTCAAGGCTTTCATATCCACCACAAAGACTTCAATCCACTTAACAACTCTTTGGATAATCTCGAATGTCTATCACCTACCGAACACAATAAAAAACACTATCACGATATGCTTCCACAGTGGAAAGCTAATATTAAAAAAACTATTGCAAAAGCAAGTGAATGGTCTAAAACTCCAGAGGGTAAAAAGCGAAGAACAGAAATTGGAAAAGAAAATGTCATATACTTGCATAGATACAGAATCACAAGGAACTGTGACCAGTGTGAAAAAGAATATGTTGCAAAAACAAAGTTTGGAAAATTCTGCCACAATAATTGCAAAGCTAAAGCACTTAGGAAAAGAAGAAGTATTTTCAACAGTAACAAGTAGTGGTTTCTTTCTTGCAAATGGTGTGGTAGTAAAAAACTGTGACGCTATGCGATATGCTATTTATACTTACTTAATAAATTCTTCTAAAAGACCAAACATTAGACTACTTTAATTATTAACAGTATAATTATTTATATGGATATATTCAAGAAACTATTTACTAACAATGTTGAAAAAGGAATAAAGTTACCAAGTTTAGGAAGTTCAATAATGAATGGTGTAAGGTTCTCTCTACCAAGTCAAAAAAATGACGGAGAATATTTAAAAGAATATAAGAACTGGGTTTTTGCTTGTGTAAATGCTCGAGCAGAAGAAGTTGCAAGTATTGAACTTGTATTAAGAAATAAAAATACAGATGAGGAGGTTGTATCAAGTGATATTCTTACTCTTTTGAATGATGTTAACCCTAATTCAACAAAGTATGAGTTGTTTTTTGCCACACAAGCCATGCTTGATATGACAGGTAATGCGTATTGGTATCTTGCAAGAGATAATGAGGGAACAGGAAAGATTAGACAAATCTATTTTATATCTCCTGAAAAGATGACTATCTTACTTGATAAAGATAATCAATTAAATATTAAAGGATATGTATACGGAGCTAAAGGGAATGAAGTAGTATTTGAAGCAAATGAGATAATTCACTTCAAAAACTTTAATCCAAACGGAGGTTATCCAAGACCACATACAGGTGTTGGAGTTGTTCAATCAGCATTATGGGCAATTGAAACAGATAACGAAGCACGAAACTGGAACTATTCTTTCTTCAAAAACTCTGCTCGACCAGACGGAGTATTATCTACTGAACAAATACTAGGTGATTCAGAATTTAAAAGACTTAAAGAACAATGGGAACAAACACACAGAGGTTCAGGGAATGTAGGAAAAACTGCATTACTTGAATCAGGGCTTAAATGGCAAGATATATCTAAGACACAAAAGGATATGGACTTTATCGCTCAAAGAACTTTCTCACGAGATGAGATTTTATCTATTTTTAGAGTACCAAAGACAGTAGTTGGAATCACTGATGATGTAAACAGGGCTAACGCAGAGGCTTCTGATTATGTATTTGCAAAAAGAACTATTAAACCTCTTATGCAAAGATTTATTACTGTGTTGAATGAATATCTATTACCTGAATATGATAAAAACCTTATCTTTACATATAAAGACCCTGTACCACAAGATAGACTAGTTCAACTACAACAATACTCACTCGGAGTAAATAAATGGCTTACAAGAAATGATATAAGACGAGCAGAGGGATTAACTGAATCTGACAATGGTGATACTTTTTATGGAACATTTAGTGAAGTACCCCAAGACAGTGTTAAACCTTTACCACAAGCCCCTAAGAGCCTTAAAAAGGGTATTGTAGATAAGACTATTGATGACTTTGTAGCAAAACTTCCTAAAAAAGAAATGAAGATACGAAAACTATCTGCTTCACAGAAAAGTATGTTCAAAGAAATTTGGATAAAAAGATTTGATGAGAACGAAAAGAAACTTGTAACTGAACTTATTAAATACTTTAAAACACAAGAGGCAGAAGTATTAAAGAACGCAGAGGAGGAGTTTGCAGGATTAAAACCTAAGGAATTTAAAATCAAAGGGATTGATGATGTGTTATTTGACGAAAAGAAAGCAGTATCAGCAGGTATTTCATTGATGACTCCTTTTATTAGGCAGTTCTTACAAGAGGGTGCAGATATTGCAGATAGTGTCACAGGAGGTGAATTTAATTTAAATGATGTAAGTGCTTTGAAGTTTATTCAAGAACGAGCTAAGTTCTTTGCAGAATCTATCAACGATACAACTCGTGAAGCATTACTCACTCAAATACAAGACGCAGTAAATGACGGAAAAGGAACAGAAGATATAAAGAATATAATCGCAAACATCTATCAAGGTGCAGAAGATTATAGAGTAAACATGATTACAAGAACAGAAGTATCTGCTTCTCTTAATGAGGGGGTAATTGAAGCATATAAACAAGCAGGTGTTGAAGATGTAGAATGGGTTGCTATATTAGATGATGTGACTTCTGATGAATGTCTAGGGAATGACGGAGAGATTCAGAAACTAGGTGCTAACTTTTCAGGAGGAGTATCTCAACCACCACAACATGTTAACTGTAGATGTACTACTAATCCTATCTTTAAAGATTAAATACTATGGATAAAAAAGAATTAAAAGAATTATTAAGAAAAGAGGTAGTTCCTTATCTTGTTGGACTTAGAAATGAAATCGCAGATAAACCAAAAGACTTCTTAGAAGAAAATGAAATCAAAGGTGTTATTTTCAAGGGAGATAAGGGAGATGACGGAGTTACTCCTATAAAAGATAAAGATTATCCTAGTGAGGAAACTGTTTTTAATTTCATAAAGGACAATTTACCACTTAGGGGTAAAGATTATTTTACTGAAAAGGACATAAAGGACATTGTATCTGATGTTTTTGCTTTAATGCCTAGTAAAGAAGATTTAAAAGGAAAGGACGGAGATAATGGTGTTGTTGATTATTCAATCTTTAAAGAACTTGTTACTCCACTTATAAATGGAAAATTAAAATCAATTAAAAAAGAAGTTGATTCAACTTTTCAAAATGTGTATGAAGCAATTAAGGCAGTAGAATCAAAGACAATAAATCTTAAAGATATTATTCCTTATCTTGAAAGTAAAACAGGAAGTCAAAGACTAGACGCAAAAGCAATTAAAGGACTAGAAAAATATGTAACTACATTTATTTCAACTTCAACAGGAGGAGGTGGAGGTGGAGCACCAGTAGACCTATCAGCTTATGTTCCTTACACAGGTGCAACTCAAATAACTCCCACATTAGGTACTGTAGGATTGCCTACATACTCATTTGTAGGAGATACAAACACTGGTACATATTCACCTTTAGCAGATACACTTGCACAAGTAGCAGGTGGAACAGAAGTTAATAGAATAAACACTTTTGGGCAAGTAATAAATACAGGAGATAACCTACAAGGTATGGCTAGTTATGCACTTGTTACAGGTATAACAAGAAACTCAATTACAGCTAACACATTCACATTTACTGGTGATTCTAGAGCTATTTTAAAAACTGGAGATTATATACAAATTAGTTTCTTTGGTGTAGATACTTTCACTGTTATCAGTAACACAGTATTTTCTGGCAACACAACTTACACAACAGCTATAAACATAAACAACTTTTTCTTGGGTATCAATAATGCTCAATTCTTTTTGCATGACGGTTCATCACAAGTAAATACTGTTAGAAAACTTGCAATCAATACACGAGCCGTTGCAAGTGGTAATGATAGTGTTGCAATAGGACACGCAACAGCAGGAGGTAATGGCTCATTTGCTATGGGGTTAAATGTTCTAGATTCTTTTGCAGGTAAAGTAATAGCAGGAGGATTTTCTGCATTTCGTTCTCTAACTTTTCACATACCTAATTCTTTTTCAGCAGGTGATACAGCTATGGTATTTAATGGTGTTGATTTGACAGCTACATATAGAACTGACGCTCGTGTAAATGTTAATACTCCGAATGGTTTTCAGACAAATCTTCGAATAATATCATCAGTTTTTTCAGGTGGTAACACAACAGTTACTTTTAATACTACATTAAATGCAACTTTTTACGGAGCAGTTAACTTTAAATTATATTTAGTTATAGGAGCAGGTGTTTCAAGTAGAAATATATCAATAGGTCAAGACATTCAAAATTTTGGTTCAGACAGTATGGCTTTTGGTAGATTTATTCGTAACTCATTTACTGGTGTGTATCAAATTGGTGATTTTGATAATTATGAAACTATAGAAAATGACGTAATTCTTATAAGTAACAATGGTGTAGCAGGTAGAATTGATATCTATATTAAGAAAAATGTAGGAATTGCTATTGGTCATACAAATCCACAGTCAAAATTTCATATCATATCAGGAATAGGTGAGCAATTTCGTTCAGGTTTTGACGCAAATAATTATTGGAACGCTACAACAAACTCTTTTGGACTTACAACATTTGATGCAATAGGAGCAAATGCAGGATTTGTTTTTTCTAAAAATGTAGGGTTTGGAATAACACCAACAGCAACAGTTCATTTA